CCTGTACCCGTGCCTGCCAGAACAATCCCGCCTCCAAGATAGCAAAGGGAATATACAAAACTTTCTGTTCCCAGCTGCCCAATAAGACTCCAACTTGCTCCAGAATCAGTGCTTTTGTAGATTTGTCCTGTCGGGTTTGTCCCGGCAAGGACAATCCCGCCGCCGAGATAACAAAGGGAATGAACATGTGCCTCCGTTCCAAGTCTCTGGATAAGGCTCCAGCTATCACCTGAATCAATTGATTTGTATATTTGGCCTGTATTTTCAGTACCGGCGATCACAATCCCACCGCCGAGATTGCATAGAGAATCTATGCGTATCTCCGTTCCCAGCTGCCCAATAAGACTCCAACTTGCTCCAGAATCAGTGCTTTTGTAGATAAGCCCGCCTGTACCCGTGCCTGCCAGAACAATCCCGCCTCCAAGATAGCAAAGGGAATATACAAAACTTTCTGTTCCCAGCTGCCCAATAAGACTCCAACTTGCTCCAGAATCAGTGCTTTTGTAGATAAGCCCGCCTGTACCCGTGCCTGCCAGAACAATCCCGCCTCCAAGATTAGCAAGAGAAAGTACATACGTCTCCGTTCCCAGTTGCCCAATCAAACTCCAACTGTCGCCATATAATGCCGTATTGTATATCGTTATCGTCGTACTACTCCCCCAATTCTCCGTCTCCGTCTGCACATTCAGCGTTACAATAACCGCATTTTCCTGAATAATAAATTCCTGGTCGCCTCTATTCAGTAAGTCTCTGAAAAATTGTTCCCACCCGCCGATTGCCGAACCGTCCAGGCATTTCACCGAGTAGTTGACTTTTTCTGCATCAGCAGCCGATATGTCCACAGATTGAATGAGATAACTTGAATTGATACCGAACAAGGGCTTTTGTATGGGAAGCAACTGACCGGCCTTAAGTCCTGGAACTTCTGTGTCAAACGTGATTGTAGACGGAATTATCCCATACCGCAAAATTAATCCGCTTGCATATTCCATTGCCTGGTCACGTTCGTTTATGGATTTTTCCGTGTGCAGGCTTTCGTATATCCCGGAAGTCCCGCTTTCTACGGCTGCCCTTGATGCTATTTGCGCAGGATCATCGACAAACATTAGTATCGGATACAGTCCGGTATACGTAATCTCCAATGTAGATCCCGACGTCAAAACCGCCGTAGTGCTGACCTGTGAAACTATGTTACTGTCATATGAAAAATACCAGGACTTGCCGGTGTCAAGGCCATTCACCCCGACATTCGCCGACAATACAGCTGTGGAATTAATGAATATGACCGGCTTTTCCGCTACAGGGAAACGGAGAATAAAGTTTCTCGATGAACCGTCCGGCGCGGGGGAAGGCTTTTCTAACGACTGCGGCGTAGTTTTGCCCGTGCCTGCGCGCACGTACTGGCGGTTTCTGTACTGGCTCCTGTTCTCTTTTACCCTGAAATTCGAGTGCTGGACGGTATCGTTCAATATCCATGGCGCAAGGTTTGTGGAGTTGCTGAAAAAGTCCAGCTGCTTGCTGAAATTTATGTTCCAGTTCATGCCGGTGACGTCTTTCAGATAGTCCAGTGATTCCGAGCATTTCTTGTAGTTGAAGTTAGCCTTGGACATCATTGGACCGTCCTCTATGTTTCCTGCCGTTATGCCTTCTTCTGAGAGCTTTGCGGAGATTATGGCAGATACGATGTTGCCGGCAAGTGTGCTTTCATGCGAGGCTGCGTAAAGCCGCTTGTCCGCTATCTGGTTGTAATCTACTGCGGTTATGGGGTAATAAAGGTAGCCCGGGTCGCTTTCGATTTTTTCAGGAGCGTCGATTGTGCCGCCGAAGATAATGGGGCGGGCATAAATTGATAGTGTCCCGTCGAACGCCATTTTAGCCGTAGTGTGGGCATCAATTATGAGAGGTATGCCGCTATTGTAATCGGAAAGGATTTCTGTGTCGTCACGTGCTATATTGGAAATACGGAGATCATCAATAAGACCATTGGCTTGTTCTACGCTTGAATTGCTACCAATATACATACCCGTTGGAAGTGTTCCCACGGGTTCAACGTATGCGGTATCTGCGCTTACTTGTACGCCATTGCAAAACAGTCGCATAACAGACCCATCACCAGAGAGTACTATATTATAGGTTCCTCCTGGGGATATAAAATCATTAGCTGAGACTATGGCATATTGAGTACCACCAGAATATATATAAACACCTAATTGTCCACTTGGTGTGACAGCAAGGTAATACGCATTAACTCCAGCAGTGATAACATTTGTCCAAAGGTCTTTATAGTATCCTCCGGCATTCATTGTGTTGGTTGGGATAAATACCATTTCAATCGTCCAGTTCCCACGATTCCATATACCTGCTGTTGGTATCGTAAGTGTTTCGGCTACTCTTGTAACCCCGCTATCCACCCAACTTGTAGCATAGGCTTTTTGCTCAAGTTGAGACCACAAAACCCAAAAAGTAATAGCTCCAGAAGATGCGGCACCCTTGCCGCTGCCTCCTGCTGCTGCACCTGCCGATTCATCACGATTACCAAGCAGACAATTGATAGCAGTAGAAACAGTCGCTCCAAAAGTCATTGTTGCTTTTATATTATTCCATCCGGTTGCAAGAGTTATCTTCTCAATCCATCCCTCTGCCCATGTAGTATTGTCTGTTACGGAAATAAAGATGCTACTTGGTGCAGACACATAAACTTTTGCGGAGAATGTCCAAGTTTGACCTGTTATTGCAGGTAATCCCGATGCAGTTTTATATACATAATTATCTGCTGCATCCATTACAATTTTATCAGCTAAGGTACTATATGGTGCGTATGCTGCATCATCACCCGTTATTGCAGTGCCTGCGGTTTTTAAAGTATATGAAGTCCAATCGTCAGCCAACGGCAATAGATT